TTGATATAGATCTTCCTGTTTTCCATAAGAATGTGACCGGCTCTATCACGCAGGGGAATTCTTATCTGTCAAAGCCAACAGATTTTTTGACGGCTTTTTCTTTGGCGGCTATTGATAGTGGAAATTCTTACACATACCTTTTGCCGAAGGATGTTTCATTTATAAGGGAATATTCTCCCGATACCGATACAACGGGAGCGCCTAAGTATTATGCTCATTTTGATGATAGCTCTTTCATTCTTTCGCCCAAACCAAATGCGACCTTAACTACAGAGCTTCATTACAAGTACAAGCCAGCACAGATATCGTCTACCACCACTACAACGTGGTTGGGGGACAACGCCTCTGCTGCCCTGTTATATGGCTGCCTCGTGGAGGCATACACTTTCATGAAAGGCGAGAGCGATATGCTTCAGTTGTATCAGGGCAGGTATGATGGTGCGTTAAGGGCTGTTCAGAAAATTGGTCAATACGATGATCAGCGTGACTGGTTTAGGAACGGTTCCGGGGCACGGGCTTCTGCATGATTGAACTCAGGGCTTCGGTTTCTCCTGTTTATGTAGAAACAAGTGATAATGGGGGATTGTCTGCGGATCAGATAACTGAATTGTGTTGTCGCAAAATTATTTATGTAAGTGAAGATGCACCTCCTGCTATTCAACAGCAAGCTGAAGAGTTTAGGGATCGTATGACTTTTATTGTTAATTCGTATATCAAGCAGGCAATGCAGTCTGAAAGGGATAGATGTGTTCAGGCGGCTGCCAACGGCGGATATGCAGATTTAGCAGACTTATTAAGGAGAATCTAATGGCTTTTACCGGGAACTTTATGTGTACGTCTTTTAAGAAAGAATTGATGGAGGCGAAGCATAACTTTTTGAACAGTGGCGGCAATACGTTCATGCTCGCCCTCTATACGAACAGTTCTTCCTTCACCGCCGCGACAACCGCATACACGTCGACGAATGAGGTGAGCGGCACCAACTACACCGCGAAGGGGAACTCATTAACAAGAGTTGACCCGACAACGAGCAGCACGACCGCTTTGACAGATTTCTCCGATACGACGTGGAGCAGTGCGACGATAACCGCTAGGGGTGCTTTGCTGTTTAATGACTCAGCCAGTGGAGATCCAACCTGTTTGGTTCTGGATTTTGGCGCAGACAAGACTTCCACGGCTGGAGATTTCACGGTTCAGTTCCCTGCGGCAGACGCGAGTAACGCGATTATCCGTATCGCCTGACGAGTAGATCATGGCGTATGTGTCGGGCTGGTCACGGGGGGCGTGGAGTAGCGGTCCTTGGAACGGCCCTATTCCCGTTGAAGTTACTGGTGTTGCGGGGACCGGGGCTGTTGGCTCGGTTACTGCGATTGGCGCGGCTGATGTTTCGGTAACTGGCGTTGCTGGAACAGGGGCCGTAGGAACTGTAACTGCTGCGGCGACGGCGGAAGTAGCTGTTACAGGCGTTGCCGCGACTGGTGGCGTCGGTTCTGTCACGGCGACCGGTAAGGCCGTTGTTAGCGTCACGGGCGTTGCTGGAACAGGGACCGTTGGTTCAGCTACGGTTGCTGCCGCTGCGACAACCTCCGTTACTGGGGTGGCTGGTACGGGGAGCGTCGGTTCTGTCACAGCTATTGGTGGTGCCGTTGTCACGCCTTCTGGCCTTGCGGGTACAGGCGGCGTCGGCTCTCTCACTGTAGTGGCAGCGGCAAATGTTACGGTGACTGGCGTTGCTGGGACGGGTTCTGTCGGTTCTGTCACTGCTGCGGCAGCGGCTGATGTAGCTGTTACAGGCGTCAGTGCCACAGGAGAAACTCAAGGCGTTAATGTTTGGACGAGTATTGATACAAGTCAAACGCCGGGTTGGGGTACAATTAGTACGAGTCAAACACCGGGTTGGGATGAGATTGATTCCACTCAAACGCCCTCATGGGAAAAAATAGCAGCATAGGTAGAGGAATATGGCATCTACATACACAACGAACTCTGGTATTGAGAAGCCCGGTGACGGCGAACAGTCGGGCACTTGGGGTGATACCGTTAATACTAATATGGACATTCTTGATACTTTGGTATCGGGCTTTGTTCAGATTACGGCTGGGAGCACATCCGTTACCCTAACGACTACTGACGGCTCTGTTACGGATGGCATGAATAGAGCCATAAAGTATGTTGACGGTGGTGATCTCGGAGGGAACTGCACTGTCACGTTTGCCCCCAATGATCAGGAGAAGCTGCTCTTCGTCGAGAATGGTCTCAGTGCTTCTCGTAGCTTGATATTTTCCCAAGGCTCTGGCTCAAACTACACCCTGCAAAATGGCAAGCAGGCCATTATTAGAAGCGACGGTGCTGGCTCTGGCGCTGCCGTGTATGGCGTGCTGACGAATCTGGAGATTACCACTCTTGAAGTTACTGGCACTGCCGCTATTGACGGCGCTTTGACGCAAGGCGGCGCATCCCAGTTCAACAGCACTATCACCGTAGGCGTGGACGATACCGGCTACGATGTTAAACTCTTCGGAGCAACCTCTGGCGCATACATGCTGTGGGATGAAAGTGCTGATGACCTCAAGTTAGTCGGTGCGGCAGGGCTGACCGTTGCTGGTGATATAGATGTCGATGGCACGACTAATTTAGATGTAGTGGATGTAGATGGCGCGGTTAACTTTGCAGCAGATGTAACCTTTGCCGATGGCGCGGATATTATCACAGCGTCTGCTGGCACCTCGAACTTCCGGGCAGGTGTCAACGCTGGTAACTCCATAGCATCTGGAGGCAACTACAACGTAGCCATTGGCGATGAAGCTGGCACGGCGATCACGACGGGGGATGATAACGTAGCGGTGGGCTATGCTGCCCTTGATGCCAACACCACTGGTGCTCAAAATGTAGCGATGGGTACGAATGCTCTTGGTGCCAACACCACCGCCCTTTATGGCACAGCGGTGGGCTATGGTTCCCTAGATGCTAACACCACGGGCTCTGCCAATACAGCAGTGGGGCATAATGCTCTTACTGCCAATACAACGGGAGCTACTAATGTAGCGGTTGGCCCTACTGCTCTTGCTGCCAATACCACTGGGGCTAATAACGTAGCAGTCGGCGGTTATGCTCTTGATGCCAATACCACAGGAGCTAGTAACACAGCCGTTGGTACTAATGCACTTGGTGCCAACACCACAGGCGCTTATAATGTGGCAGTCGGAGAAGCGTCAATGCTACTCAATACAGAAGGCACTCAAAATGCCTCCTTTGGAAGATACGCATTAGCAGCCAATACCACAGGTGGTTCAAATACATCAGTCGGCAACCATGCTTTAGGAGCCAATACCACAGGTGCTTCAAATACAGCAGTCGGGTATCAAGCACTGGACGCAAATACTACTGCGGTAGACAATGTTGCGATGGGTCATACTGCTTTAGGAGCTAACACCACAGGTGCTTATAACACAGCATTAGGTAGGTCTGCTCTGGGTGTTAATACCACAGGGGGTAAAAACACAGCGGTTGGTGCTACGGCTCTTGATGCCAATACAACGGGCGGCAACAACACAGCAGTAGGCTATGCCACTCTTAGTGCCAACACCACAGCGGATAATAACGTAGCAGTTGGCTACAAAGCTCTTGAGGTCAACACTACTGGGGTGGCCAATGTAGGAGTTGGACAGGGCGCTGGGAGGTACAACACAACCGGCGGCTACAACACAGCCACGGGCAACGGCGCTCTTAATGTCAACACCACAGCTAGTTACAACACAGCGGTTGGAAGTCAGGCTCTTGGTGTCAATACTACAGGTGGTTATAATGTCGCACTTGGCGTGAATGCACTAGATGCCAACACTACAGCGGATAGTAATGTGGCGCTGGGCTACGCTGCTCTGGGTTCTAATACCACAGCATCTGCTAACACAGCAGTCGGCTATGATGCTCTTACGGCCAATACCACAGGTACTGGTAATCTAGCCCTTGGCTACAAGGCATTAGATGCAAATACCACCGCAGCTAATAATGCAGCAGTCGGCTATGGTGCTTTGGGTGCCAATACCACAGGCACTTATAATACAGCAGTCGGTTGGAGTGCTTTATTAAAAAATACCACGGCATCTTTTAACACAGCAGTTGGCGAGTCGGCGCTAATAAATACTACCACAGGCGCTAATAATACTGCCGTTGGCCAGTCAGCACTAAATGCTAATACGACAGCAGGGTCTAACACAGTAGTGGGCTTTGAGGCTATGAAGGCTAATACTACTGGAGCTTCTAATACAGCAGTCGGGTATCAGGCTCTTGATGCTAATACCGATGCTTCTTACAACACAGCAGTTGGCAACTCCGCATTGGGCGCTAATACTACCGGAACGCAGACTACAGCGGTTGGCCATGGTGCCTTGACTAACCAGACTACGGCTTCTTACAACGTAGGTTTAGGCGTTAATGCTATGCAGGCGTTGACCACTGGGTCTAGTAACGTAGCCGTTGGCGGTTATTGTTTAGATGCCAATACCACAGGCGCTGATAACATTGCGATTGGCTATGCTGCTCTTGGAGCAAATACGACTGCTGCTAATAACGTAGGCATTGGCCGTGATGCTCTACTCCTTAATACCACCGGCGCAAATAACGTAGCGGTCGGGTATCAGGCTCTGGATGCCAACACCACAGCGGCTAATAATGCAGCAGTTGGCTATGGTGCTTTGAGTGCAAATACTACGGGTGCTCAAGGAGTTGCCGTGGGTATGAATGCCTTGGCCGCCAATACCACGGGAGCAAACAATACGGCAGTAGGGCAAGCTGCACTAGATGCTAACACAACGGGGGCTAATAATTCAGGAGTGGGTACTAATGCTTTGGGTGCCTGTACCACCGGCGCTCAGAATTGCGCCCTTGGCACGTCGGCGGGGTTGAGTCT